TGATTCTGCGGGTGCGTTTAGGGCCAGTAATGTTGAAGGGACATCAGAAGGCTACTTACCTGTATTAGACCTAAAGAATGTCTTTGGTATTCCTTGGGGTATTCGCTTAAGGCCTGGCTCAAGTGATAAAATTATATTAAGAGTAAATGATAATACAACTGGGGTTGATGCCTTTAACTGTATTACTTACGGGTTTACTAGAGTCTAATCTGTGATATTTGAACCGCACACCGACAAACAAGAACAAGCCTTATTTTCAGATAAACGTATAACCTTGTGTTCAACAGGTATCCAGTGGGGTAAAACTACAGTTGGTGCAACTAAACTTAAGATGTTGGTACACCAAAACCCAGGCCCAAACTGTAACTATATTGTAACCGCACCCAATTATAAGATTATGAAACAAGCCTGTCTGCCTGAACTTTTAAAGGTTATGGAAGGTTGCGGTGAATACAAAAAGGCCGATGCTGTTTATGAAGTATCGTCTGGGGCAAAAATCTTTTGTCGAACTGCAACCGATCCCGATTCAATCGTTGGTATAACTAATGTCTATGGTATTTGGGGGGACGAGGCCGGAAAATATCCTTATTACTTTTGGGTCAACATCCAAGGCCGTTCAAGGTTTAAGCAGTGCCCTATCATTCTGACGACCTCCCTTTATTCCTTTAACTGGGTATGTAAGGAACTTATACGGGAGACAGAACGAGGGATTAGAGACGATGTTTATCTATGCCAGGCAGAATCTAGAGAAAATCCTTATTTTCCAGAAGAGGAATATTACAAAGCTAAGGCTCAATTAAGCCCTGCTAGATTTGCGATGATGTATGGCGGAAGACCTAGCAAGATGGAAGGGCTTGTTTATGACTGTTTTGACGAAGGTATAAACGTGGTTAAGCCCTTTGACTTACCAACAGGAACAACTGTTTATGCAGGTATTGACTGGGGTTATACACAACCTTTTGCTTGTATGATTGTGGCTAAGTTACCAACAGGCCGCTATATAGTTGTATCTGAGGTTGTGAAGTCTAAATTAACCATCAATGATATTGTGGAAGTCCTCAAACAAAGGCAACAGATTTGGGACATACGCAGGTTTTACGCAGGGCCAGACCAACCAGGCTCAATCAAGGAACTGAATAAGGCCGGTTTGTTTTGTTCACCGGCAGAAAATGACGTAAAAAAGGGCGTGGACTTTGTTTATAGTCTTATACAGGAAGGCAAGTTAAGGTTTTTTGATAAACAAGTTCCTCACGTTTTGGACGAAATGGAAAACTATCATTGGCCAGAGCCAAAGGATTTAAAACCTGATGAAGACGAAAAAGACCCCAACCCAGTTAAACAAGATGACCATGCTTTAGACGCATTAAGATATTGTCTTGTTTCTATAGCTAGGAAAAGAGTTGATAAACTAACGCCAAAGGTTCCACAAAAGAAAGTTAAACAAGCGGAAACAGTCGAGGCCAGATTGAAGCGTTTAAAGAAAAAGAAACGAACTGGAACCGAAAGGTGGTAAAAGCTAAGATAATCCTACCGGGGGAAAAATGCCTTTATATCCATATCATTGTAAAGATTGTGATTATAAATTTGATGTCGCTAAGTCTGTAGTAGATATAGACCAGACAGAAGCTTGTCAGTGCGGTTCTAGTAATACCGTTAGAAATATAGCTTTGGTAAGTATTGAAAAATCCTCAGCCATACAACCCTACTTCGAGCCAGCTTTAGGGTGTATGATAAATAGTAAAAGCCATAAACAAAGAATTTTAAAAGAACGTGGTCTTGAAGAAGTCGGCAACACCTCACCGGATACTCTTTATAAAAACATAGAGCAAGAGCGAGAAAAGCGTATTGCTAAATCTTGGGAACAATTATGAGTATTGAACAACCAATGGACTTAATGGAACCACGCCCAGGCTCAACGGAAGACACTGGAGGGGCAACGGCGGGTTATGAACCAAGTGAAGAAGAAAAAGAGGCTTTAGTATTTGTTAAAAAACATTTCAGTAAAGCAAAGTTAGCGCGTGAACCTTATGTTGATCGTTGGAAAGATTACTATCATGATTTTAGAGGTAAACAATGGCGACAGAAACGGCCTAGTTACCGTCATAGTGAAGTAATTAATCTCATATTTACGGCTATTCAAAATCAAGTTCCTTTGATGACTGACACTAGGCCAAAGGCTGAATTTATAGCAACAGAGCCACAAGACACCGAACTGGCCGAAATCATGAACGACGTTTTTAACTCAGATTGGGAAAGAAACGATTGGAATTATACGCTGCTAGAATGCTTATATGATTCCCATATTTACGGAACCGCACTAGCAGGCATTGGCTTTGATGAAATGGCTGATTTTGGGCTTGGTCAAATAACTTGGAATAGCCTAGAACCTATCTATGGTTATCCTGAACCTGGCGCCTCTGATATAAATTCTCATCGTAAATGTTCTTATTTTATCTATGCTGAACCTATTAACATTGATCGAATCGAACAGCTTTATCCTGAAAAAGGCAAGTATGTTAAATCGGACTTACAAGACCTATGGGCGTCGGCAAAAACTGATTTACGTGATGTGCGGTTTAGATCACCGGCAGATAATAGGGCCGTTGTAGAAGGCAAGCCATCAGATTCAAAACAAGCTAGAGACCAGGCTCTAGTAATAACTATGTTTTGTAGACCGTTAGACACAGAAGAAAACAGGATTGTAAGGGAAAAAGAGGACGGCACCGAAGAAACCTTATATGAAACCAAGCTCAAGTATCCAAAAGGCCGAAAGATAGTTATCGCTGGTAACGTAGTCTTAGAAGACGAGCCATTAGAAACTGATGATAAAGCTATACCTGTTCAAAGGCTTGTTAATTATGTTGATCCAAGGTCATTCTTTGGAATTTCAGACATTGAACAATTAGAAGGCCCACAACAGATCTTTAACAAATTAGTATCCTTTTCCTTAGATGTATTAACCCTTATGGGAAACCCTATTTGGGTGGTGGACACCGAAGCCGGTATTGATACCGATAACCTGTTTAATATCCCAGGCGCGGTTATAGAAAAGGAACCAGGTACAGAAGTTAGGCGTGAATCAGGGACACAGTTACAACCCTATGTAATGCAACTAATCGACCGCATGAAACTTTGGTTTGATGATATTTCAGGATCTCAGGAAGTGACGCGAGGCGCAAACCCTGCCGGTGTTACAGCTGCCAGGGCCATTGAAGCATTACAAGAAACTGGTAAGACCAGAATTAGGCAAAAAGTCCGTAACATGGATAATTTTATTAGGGAATTCGGTCGGCAATATGTTCAATATGCGCTAAAAAATTATACAGTTCCAAGAATCAGAAGAGTTACAGGTAAAAACAATTCAGAGCGGTATTTTAAATTTCACACCGAACCAATAGAGTACGACGGAGACAAAAAAACGGTTATAATCTTTGAAGAACTTCAACGCGATGCCGTTTCTGGTCAACTTGTAACTATAAAGAAACAAGACCGTGTTTTAACTGGGGATTTTGATGTTAGGGTTAATACTGTCTCAGGGCTTCCCTTTGCTAAAGCTGAATCTGAGCAAAAACTATTTAGCCTCTATGATCGCCAAGTTATTGACGCCGAGGAATTGCTTAGGGGAATTGATTACCCCAATGTTGACGCAGTTCTTCAAAGACTTGAACAAAGACAGATACGAGAATCCCAGGCAGCGGCGCAACAACAAACTGGGGGGTAGTATGTATAAAGTTATTCATGTTTACAGTGAAAAAAAGCTAGAAAAAGAACTTTGTGAGGCCGCGGAAGAGGGCTATGCTGTAGCTTTATTTCAAGCCTATGAAGGTTCTGAAGATTTTCACTATGTAGCAATCCTTGTACAATTAGAGGACGAGGAAGAGCTAGAAGAGGAGTAAAACCATGGCAGCACCTGACCAACAACAACAAGGTGGGCAAGAAGTAGCAAAATTATTTCAAAATGTGGGTCAAGGTCTGGTATTAATAAACCAGTATGTTGCCCAGGCTGTTCCTGATGCCCAAGGAATGGTTCAAGAGCTTATTCAACGTTATGAAGAAATAATACAAATGGTTG